TAAAAGACTATTTCTATGTCCTCTTTGTGCAAGAGCTTTTTCTGCATCCTCATCTGGTTGTGGAAGATTTAATTGTTGTACAAACCAATCTTTATCTTGTTCTGATAAAGGTTTTTTTTCTGATACCCCTGCTATGTTTATATGGTAATTATCCCAATTAACGTCTTCTTTTTTTATTGTCATGGTTTCAATCCTATCCATGTTATATCATAATTAAAATTAGCATTAGTTGTACCACTATAAATTCGCCATCCTACTTTTCCATAACCAATACCCATCATCATCCATCTTACTCTATAAGTAAAATTATCAAAAAGACCTTGATCAAATTTATAATAGGCTTTACCTGACATTCCGAATCCTGAATCAATGCCTTTAGATGGAAAATCTAATTCAAGAACAGTTGGAAAAAATCTATCGCCACTACTACGAGTAGTACCACTAATACTTTCACTAAACGCACCAAGCCCTACTGCGTTGTATGTAGTAGCACTACGATAAAGTCTCATAGATTGTATAACTGCACCTGTATTATTAGCAAAACTTTGCACACCATAACCCCACTTGTTTTGATTATAAGTTACAGTTGTAAATTCTGGATGTATTAAATTCCAATTTTGATGGCGAGCAACAAGGGAGGTCATAGGCGCATAAGAACTTGTAGTTCCAACTAAAGGATATATTGATATATAATTATTACTTGTAGCACCATTAGTATTCCATAATACAGCATACATTTTGTGATGCTTATAAGTTGTAGCATCATGTACAAAACCACCTTGACCATGAACAAAATCTACTGTTGCATTTGTTCCAGTTGCAGTACCTGTATAATTACCTATTACTTCCCAAGCACCACCCCCTGCATCTTGCCATGTTGGAGCAGAGCTTCCATTTGATGTTAAAACTTGACCAGAATTTCCTGTAGCACCATTAACTTGTAATTGATTTATTATATTTATATTATAAAGTTTTGATGTATCACTTGGATTGCAATAATAAGATGTATTATTAGTATCATAAAAAATTGGCGCACGAAAAGAGCCAACTGACGAAGTGTAACTTACTTCACCAAAATAAAAATAATCCCCACTATGGATTTTTTGAAAATATCCATCTCTTAAACTGCTCCCTGCATCGTGAAAACTAATGTATGGGTCTGTACTTCCACATATTGCTAATGCTCCTGGAGAACTTGGACTAAGTGAAATAGACCCTGCAACAACGCTAGCACTCTTAGTAGTTGAACTTACAACTGCATCACCAGTAATGCTTACACCAGAACTAGTAGTTTCTAACTTTACACTACCATTATGAAACAATTCTACTTCAGCATTTCTCCTAAATATTGCAGCCCATTCATCATCAGTATCATTATAAATTCCTGAAAGGTCAGGGCCATTAGACATAAATACCCAATCATCTCTAATTCCATACCCTGCATAAGTACCACCTTCAACTCTAATTGACCCATATCCACCACTATTACTATCAATAAATCTGGTAGTTCCATCAATGTAATATCGAGTAGCTTGGACTGTTCCTGAAAGATTAATGCTATTATCAAGATTAAAAGTTGTGCCAGATAAACTTATGTTTGTACCACCACTATAGGTTGTGTTGGTATCAGTAACTGTTTCAGTTGCAGTAGCAATACCAGTAACATGACCATAGGTATCCAATGTGATATCTTGGATATATGTTCTACCACTATTGTTAGAAGATGCTTGAGAGCTTGTATCAGAATGATTAATAACACCATTTGATATTGTAATAGCATTCCCTGCTGAATTAGCAGTAGCACCATCTTCAATATTAAGATCACTTCTTACTTCTGCTGCACTACGACCTTCTACTGTTGTACCATCTATTTTTAGAAAATCATTATCAGCTACACCACTAGCAAAAGTAGGAACATTACCACTTGATATTCCAAATGTTAAACTTGCTTGTCCACCTATGTCAGACAATACTTCACTAGCACTACGACCTTCAACTGTTGTTCCATTTATTTTAAGGAAATCGTTGTCTGCAACACCGCTTGTAAATGTAGGAACATTACCATTACTAATACCTACTGTTTTGGTAGCTGCATCACCTAATCCTAAATTAGTTCTAGCAGTAGATGCACTAGCAACATCACTTAAATTATTACTTGGGACTAATGCTGATGAAGCATCAAGAGCTGCACTAATCCAAGCTGATCCATTGTAAACAAAAAGTTGGTCTGATGTTGTATTATAATAAAGATCACCTTCATCATTATTAGAAGATGGAGCAGAACTAGCTACTCTATATCTATCTGCAAAATCATTAATGCCAGATACATTACTAGCTACAGTGGTAACATTAGATGCTATCCCTGCAACTGTTGTGACGTTACTAGCTACACCAGCAACTGAAGTAATATCACTTGAGATACCTGCAACAATCGCTACATTGTCATCTTGGACAGTAATACTATTACCCATAGCATTACCATGAACAGTACAATAATAAAGTAAACTTGATGGTGCATTTGATGGTACTGCAAAAACAACTTTGGCACCAGCTTGTCCAGCACTTCCTGTAACTGTTACACCACTTGTATATGCATTACCACTTCCATCTTTAAAAGCTAATGGATGTCCAGAATTGCTATTATCACTTTGATCAAAAGTATATGTAATACCTCTTTTGAGTGTTAGTGTAGGATTAGTAGCACCATTCAAAGCAAACTTGTTGCCACCACTATTTACGACTGTAACTGTGTAGGCATTTGTACCACTTAATGCATTAGCTAAGGTGTTAACATTTGAAATATTAGTAGATACTGTACCTATATCTGTTGCATCATTTGCTACTGTTGTTACATTACTTGAGATACCTGCTACTGTATTAATATTAGAAGTATTCCCTGCAACTGTATTAATATTTGAGCTATTAGAATTTACTGCATTAATATTACTTGAGTTTGAATTAACTGCAGATATAGTAGAAGATAATCCTGCAACTGTTGTAACATCACTAGCAATCCCTGCAACTGTTGTAACATTTGAAGATATACCACCAACTGTTGATATATTAGAATTATTACCAGCTACTGTATTTATATTTGTAGTATTGCCAGCTACTGTATTTACATTTGAAATAGCAGATGCAACTGCACCAATATCAGATGCATCATTTGCAACTGAAGTTACGTTACTGCTTATACCAGCTACTGTTGATACATCAGTATCTATACCAGCCACTGTAGATACATTGCTAGATATACCAGCTACTGTGCTTACATTTCCAGATATACCAGCTACAGTAGTGACATTACCAGAAATACCACCAACAGTATTTACATTAGCTATATTTGTTGCAACTGTACCAATGTCTGTAGCATCACCAGCAACTGCTGTTACGTTACTACTTATATTTGCAACTGCAGTTACATCACTATCAATACCAGCTACAGTAGAAACATTAGAACTTATACCAGCAAGAGTATTTATATTTCCTATATTAGTTGCAGTAGTATTAACATTTGTAATAGCATTTCCAACTGTATTTACGTTAGTAATATTAGTTGCAACTGTATCTATCTCTGATTGTGTTTCTTGAAGATCAAGAGCAACTGTTTCTATTTCAGATACTGTTTCTGCAAGATCAGCTGCAACTGCATTTACATCAGCTATATTTGTAGCAACTGTATTTATATTTGCTATAGAACCAGCAACTGTATTTATGTTTGTAGCATTACCAGCAACAGATGAAACATTTGATTGAATACCAGCAACAGTGCTTACATTACTACTAATTCCGGCCACAGTAGAAACATTAGTATCTATCCCAGCTACAGTTGTTACATTGCTTGCTATACCAGCAACTGTGTTTATATTGGTTGTAATGTCAGCAAGTGAGTTTACATTTGCAATAGTTGGTCCAGCTTCAACAGCACCAGTAGTTGCATTAAAACCTAATACAGTACCTTTTCTACTTGCTTTTAATGGTAGTTCCATAGATACAGAATCATCAGCATCATTAAGTCTTATTGCTCTATTTATATGATCTTGTTGATCGTCAAATAAAGCCATGTTTCTATCAAGCTCTGTATTTAGTGTAGCTATTGGAAAACCACCAGATGTAGGAAAATCTGTAGTTCTTTTAAAAGCAATATTTCTAAATATAATTACAGTTCCAGATGTAACTGCATTACCAGATGTCATAGTAATTGAGCCAGTAGAACCATTTCCACCAGATACTGTATAATGTGTAGTAAGTGTCTTTGTAGTTCCGTTTACAACAACAACCAAATCTGCATCATCAAAAAACTCAAATGGTACAGAAAATGATAATTGTGATGAACTTACTGTATATGATATACGTGGTGCATTATCTGTTAAATCTATAGTCATGGCAAAATCATACCCTTTCTAAAAAAATTATCAATCAATTTTCGCATCAAGTGCATTTGTCATCTCATTTACTGAGTCTTTCCACCAGTAAACTCGCATAAAAGGCAATGATCGAATTAAGTCTTTTGCTCCAGCACCAGTATCTCCAACTAACATTTCTTTTAAACCTTGTGCATATGTAAAACCAATAGAAGGTGCAGCACCAGTAAGCCCTATAACGGCTTCTGAGGCTGTATCTTTATATTTTGGACCAATCACACCAAGACCTAAATCTGGCCCTCCTAAAGCATTTACAGTATGCATAGAAGTATAATAAATATCAGAGTATAAAGCAGCTAATCCAGATTGGTCAAATGACCTGGCAAATCTATCTGTGTAACTCATTTTATCCCAAGCCCAATCTGGTGTTTTTATTTTTAACGACATATAAGCAAGAATCATAGCCATTGCAGCTGCAGCAGCTCTATTTTTTGCAGTTCCATTTGCATATGCAAGTGTAATTTTATTTACAGCTGCAAAAGCATATGAGTAAAATTGTAATGGCATAGCCAAAATACCACTTTCTATTCTTGTATATCCTTTTACTTGTGCATCTTCTACAGGATTTTTAAATCCAGCTCTACGCATTGTATCTAATCTTACATAAACAATACCATCCATTAATATTGGTTTATCTGCTGGTGTTCCCATAAGTATTGTATTCATTACACCACCATTTAATGCACGACGAAATGCAACAGTAGCTTCTTGGTCTTTCCATTTTTCTGTATTACCAACATACAAATCTCTATTACTTTTTTGAAATGGTTGTTTAGATATTTTAATTGCAAGCTCATCTGTAATGCCAGCTTGTGCCATAAATTGTGCATCTTGATCTGATATTTTTTGTTTTTTTGATATTTTAACAGATAAATCTATAATTTTATGACTACGTGCAATAGAATCCCAAAACTTAAATGTATTAGTTATTGGACCAAGCCCATTTAAAACATAAAAAACATCACGTGCTTTGTCCCATATACCATTTCTAAGAGGATTACCAACTTCTTCTGATATTTGACGCATATGCAAAGAACCAAGAACTGTATCATTAGCTTCACCAGAAAGATCAACATCTTTTCTTGATATATTTTTTAGATTGCTATCAATCATATCAAACATACTTTTAAAAAACACTTTTGTTTCATGTTCCATAAGTATTTTTGATGGCTCTGATATTGCAGCTAAACCAGCAGAACCTAAAAAATTAGTTTCTGCAGCTCTTCTTAATATTAATGCAATCCTGTTATCTAAACGATCTGGATTTTTAATCAATGTTCCAACAATTCTATCATAAAGATGTTTAAAATTCATAACATCTTCTTGTATAGATTCAGTACTTTGACCTACTCTTCGACCAGCTTCTTCAATATCAATCAAAACTTCATCAATATCTTTAAGACCAAATTTCTTTTTAAATTGATACATTGGTGCAGTTCTTTGAACATAAGCAAACATAACTTTAGCTACATCAGTTTCTATAAATTCAGCTACTAGTTCATTAGGAATATCTAGTTTTCTATGTTTTAAATGTTTTGATTTACCAGCACCAAAATAAGTATTATCTGGATTTGCAAAATCGTTTTCACCCAAAATAGAATCAATAATATTTTCAACACGTGCATCTACGTCAATATCATCTATTGATAATTCTTTTTGATTCCATCTTGTTTGCTCTAAACCTGTAAATTCATCTATTGCTGTATCTTCTGTCCATACTCTAGCATTAGGAAAATCTAAAGAACCATCTTCTTTAATGTTTGGTTCTTGTATCCAGCTTTTTAATATATTAGCAAGCTTCTCTCTATTTTTACGTATATAATCTTTATTCCAATATCTAGGAAAAAATACTTCATCTAATATTTCACCTTTTATATTGCGTATTTTATTTTCTGCTGCTTTTATACCAGCTTCATTTTCTAATAATTTTTGCCTATAATAGCTTATAGCTCTTGTTTTACCCACAAATGCACCACGTAATTTATCACCTAACAATGGTAATAAATTTTCAAAATATGTTTCAAAGTTTTCTGGTTGTAATCTTCTTAAATCAACTGTATTTTTTCTTTTTTTATCATAGGCTCTTCTTAATTTATCACGTATTTGCAAAATACTATCTGTTTCTTTAAATGATACTTTGTTTGCTTTAGCAGCTTTTCTTATTTCAGCAATAGGCATCCTTATAATATCTGCCCTATCCATACCTACAAATTCCATTGCTTCATCAGATAAATTAAATTGTTTAATAATTCTGTTTAATAAATCTAATTCATCTTTAAATGCTTTTGTATTTGCTATTTTGCTTATTTTAGCTTGATCTTTGCCTTCACTTGATTCAATAAATTCAAGTATATTATCTCGTAATGCTTGTTGTTTTTCTGTAAGACCTCTTGTTTTAAACTGTTCTTCAAGAGAATCTAATATTTGTTTCTTTTTAGATGTATTAGAAGATGCATAATCAGCAGTTTTTGATACAGTAACAGCAATCTTATTTAATAATTCATCAATACTATTTTCAGTTTTATTAATTTTATCTTTAAATTCTGCAGCTCTAACTTTCATTTCATGCAAATTACCAAGAATACCAGTTTCTTGTAATCTACCATCCCATTTTTCAAAAAACTTTCTTACAAGTTCTACTGCTTTTGATTCTTCACGTGTTAAGTCTTTTGATTTACTAATATATTTATTACCAATTCTATCTAAAAATTCTTCAAAAACTTCTTCTCTATCACCAAATGGTATAATATTTTTTACTTTTCTAAATGCATTTGTTGTATTATATCCAAGTGTAAAATTACCAGAACCTTTAACCCATAAATCTGATAGTTCTTTATATAAATCAAGAACTTCACCTTGTAATGGTTTAGCATCTAAAAAAACACTACCAGTGTCATTTTCTTCACCTAACTTTGCAGCAACTTTTTTTACATGAGTTTCAAGTAAAAGACCTTGATCCATAGCTAATTTTAAACCATAAAGTTTTATTAATCTGTTATTTGATTTATTTAATATAGATTTTAATGGACCAAAATTAGTTATTTTAGCTAATGCTTTTCCACCGATTCTTGGAGTAATTACACTTAAATCTTCACCTTTTTCTAAAGCAACTTTTTTTTGAAATTCTGCAATTTCTACATAATTTAATTCTTGTTTTTTTGGATTTATTTGTCTTTCAAAAAAGTTTTCTGGTGTTTCATCACCACCACGTAAGAAAAAAGTTTGTTGATCTAAAACTTCTTCTACTGCTTGTTTCTTTAAATTATCTATTTCAATATTTAATTGTCTTATACGATTTATTTCATTTGCAAAACGAGTAGGTTGATTAATATTAATTGATTCTTCTAAATCTTTTTTAGTTGTAGATAATTCTTTTATTTTTTTATTTATATTTTTTGGAATATCTCTTACTCTCAATCTATCAAATGCTGTTATTTTAGCTACTTCTGTAAGTTTTTTTATATAACCTTCTGTTTCTTTTTGTCTTTTTTCTAACCTATCAATATCTTTTACTAATAAATCTTTTTGTTGCTTTAACCATACTTCATCTTTATTTCTTATATTTTCTGGTACTTTAATATTTAAAATATCATTGTATTCTTTTGTAACAAAAGATTCATCAGTTTTAGCACCTACATAATCACTATCATATCTTTTTGATGTATCCTTTAAATTATCAACTAATTGTTTTTCAGCTAATGCTCTTTTTGTTATTGGAATTGATATTAAACCACCAAGAACACCACCAGCTAAACCAGCACCAAATATATTAAATGCAACTTCTGTAGGTGATGACAATGGATCAAATGGATGTCTTATTGCTTCTGCACCAGCTTGTAATGTTGCAGCTCCTATACCAACTCTTAAAGCAGATCGACCAACACCAAAAGCTGGACCACCAAAAGGCAATGCTACAAAATTTATAGGATCAAAAAACCCTGCTGCAATTTGACTAACAAAAGAAGAATCCATTAATAATCTTCTTCTTTCAAATGAATCATCTATATTTTTAATTATTTTATTATAATGATATTCATTGTTTGCTTTATTTAGATTATCACTAAAATCTATATATTGATTATAGTTAGGCATTTGAGTTGGATCAAATGTATCATCAACTTTTTGTGCTTTATCATCAAAAAATAATTTTGCTCTTTCATAAAATGGATCATATGAATATGCAAACTGAGCTTGAAATGTTTCTCCAAATGTTGGACCATCACGATAAGTCTGTGATCCTCTATCATAATAAGAACGATATCTAATACCTGGTCGTACAATAGGAGGAGCTAAAATTCTTTGAGTTTTTTCATTCATATTAGTTTTTAATTCCTATACCAAATTGACCAGTATAATTTTCGTAAAAACCACTTATACCATCTTCTTGTTCTTGTTTTTCTCCAAATTTATCTGGACTAAACTGAAGTGGTAAGCCTGTTGGATCACCATTTTCATCTAGGTCTGGTACAAAATAAAAATCATCACCAACAAAATTTCTAACCATTAATCTATATTGAAAAGTATTAGAGTTTACAAAAACTGGATATAATAAAAATGAATGTCCGTATACTTCTTCTTTTTTTTCAAAACCAAAAGCATCTAATACATTTAGTTTAAAAGATTTTTGCATATCAATTAAACCTTCATCTGATACAATTTGAAATCCTAAAGAATCGGCTGTTAATGCTCCAGCTACTTCTAAACCACCAACAATAACATTATTAAAAAAACCTGTTGTTAAATCTTTTTCTTTAACATTATTAATATCAAATGTAGGAATAATACCTTTATGATATTTTTCAAAATATTTGGTGTATTTTTCATTAGTATATTCTTTTTGAATTTTATTAATTGCTTTAAGTGCTTGAGCTTCACCACCATAATATAATATGGGTGAGTATTGACTATGAGTATCAATTTGTCTTAATGTTGGATCATAGATAACACCTAAATTTTTTGGAAAAAACTCTTTTACAAATCTATCTATATCTCCATGAATAGCTTCAAATGTATTTACTGTATTAGTAGGACTTTGTAGAAGTAATGCTCTTGCTCTTGCTTTTACTACTTTTGTCATTAAACCAATATTAACAGGACTATATTTTTCTGATAAATAGTCTGTTACTAATGTTGTTATTTTATTATCTACTTTTTGAATAACATTAGTATCTGTAGGTGAAACATCAATCTTTCTTGCTAAAGATTGTGCAACATTTATATCTGAAAAAGAAGCAACATAATCATCAAGCATTTGATCTAATTGATCTGCAGAATAACCTTGTTTTAAAATATGAAATTGTTCTAATGTAGCATATACATCTTCATCTATTGCACCACCTTTATTTGCAAATCTATAATGAATGTTGCCATCACCATAACTTTTTGTTCTTACTTGACCATATATATCAAGAGCATTTTTTAATTTTTCTCCACGATATACACCATTAGCTAAATTATTAAGTATTGATTGTGTAACACTATTTATTGGAACATTTTTATCTATTAAATAAAGATGAGGTTGACTCTTTTGAAAATAATCTACATCACGAAGATATAATTCTTTTAAATCATCTTCATTTGAATTTTCTGCTAATGCACCATTAGCTTGTGCAACTAATAATGCATGAGAAGATAATAAATTTCTATTTTCTGATGTATTACTTATATTTATATCAGTAGTTTTTAATTTTTGATTTATTAAATTAATGTTTTTTGTTTTTTGATTTTGCTGTACATCTGCACCAATTCTTTTTTTCAAACCATATTTTTGTGTAAGACGATTAAATAAATTATATGTTGGTTCAAAAGAATCCATATATCCCAGACCAACTAAATTAGTTTTTAAATTTGATATCTGTTTTCTTAAATTAGATATTTTTAATAATTTTCTTTCAGGTACTAACTCACGTACAGTCGATACAAATTGATCTGATAAAGTAGGATCACTTGAAACATACTTAATTGCACCATCAAGTAATACTTGAGTAGACCTACCAGTTCTATAGATTGGTCCAAAAGCTTTTTCAAATTCATTATATAAAACTAAATCTATACCTTCTTCTAATTTTCGATCTCTAAAAGTATTTGTAATATAAGGTTTTTTAAATATATTTCTTAATTCATCTGAAAACTGATCAAAATTTTCAAATAAAAAAGATGGATCATTACCTACTTTTCCAATAAATTCATTTAATTCAACATTAGCCTGATCCTCAGCAATAACTTGTAATTGTTCTCTACCATATTTAGAATCAATTTTATTTTTTGTTATTGCATTTTTTTCTTTTAGTGTTGCACCTAATACAGATATTTCATTATTTGATAAACCTTTTGTTAGTTTTTCTAATTCTCTTCCATAAAAGTTTAATTTTTTATTTTGTTTTAAAGTTTGTATTGCATCATCTAAAGCATCAGGACTATCAAAGGCATAGTTTAAAACTAACTTTAATAATTCTCCATTTTGAATATCACCTTTTTCACCAATTATATCATCAAAAACACTTACATTATAAATTGTAGATGAAAAAGATACTGCTTTAGGTGCAATTTTATTTCTTTGTATTAATGCTATTTCTTGTTTTGCAGTAATTAAGTTTTGTGAACGTAACTCTTTAATGTCCTCTTCAATATCTTTTTGTAATGTCTGATATTTTTTTTGTGAAAAAGTATCATTTATTTTTGCAAGTGAAGTAACTGTATTAATTTTATCCTGTATACCCTCAATACTATCAATAATTAAATCCTGTCTTGCTTGTGCAGCTACTTGTCTTTCTATTGATTTTGCAGTTTGTGCTAAGTAATCTGCACCATTACTATCTATAAATTGTTTAGCCCAACCTTTAGCATTTTCAGACATTGCTGAAAGTCTTGAGTTTAATCTAGTTGTAAATGCTTGTAATCTATTTGGGCTATTTAATGTTTGTGTATTAGCATCTTCTGCTGCAATTTTTATTTCTTTTACAATTTCAGATTTAAATCTTTTCTTTATAATTTCATTGTAAACTTGATTATCTATTTGAAAATTATCTTGTCTATAAGCTTTTGGTAATCCAGTTTGAGGATCAATACCAGTTACAAATTGTGTTTCTACAGCTTCAGCTTCTTCTTGACCACGTCTTAGAGCTTGTTCTTTTGCTAAAGGTTCTATTGTTTTTATTATTTGTGCTGCATTATTTGCTATAGAACGATTAAGTATATCACCACTTCTATCTGCATTAGCAACACCAATTCTACCAATACTAAATCTATTTTGTTCTTTAACTGCCATTATGCAAGCCTTCGATAATTATAATATCCAGTGCCAAGTGTTGTTGCTGCACCAAGTAAACCAGCTTGAAACAATGCTCTTCCTTCTGCACGTGCAACCTCTTGTCTTTGTTTACTTACTCTATCAGCCATAAATGCAGATAATTGTATTCCACCAATATCTTCACTAACTATATTTTCATTTTCTTCGAGAAACGCATCAAAAGACTGATCGTATCTGCCTTTATAAGCTTGATCTGCAAGATTGCTTGCAAGTAAAATACTTGCTTGTTTTCTTCTTCTATTTTCATTTTGCAATGCAATCAATCTATCTTGTTCTGCTTGTAACTCTAAATTATAAGCTTCTTGGTTTTTTGCTTGTCTTTGTGCAATACCAGCTTGGCATTGACCATATGCATTTACTCCAGCAAACAATAAACCTATGGCTGGAACGATTGGTATTGGCATTATATTTGTACCTCCGCAATAACACTATTAATTTGTATAGATAGTGGTGCTCTTTGTGTAATCGTTAGTTGTGGATCACGACTATATCCTAAGAGCCTTACTTCTCTTTTTCCAGTAATAGCTAATTTATCAAGTGAAAAATCATCTGTTACATTTAATACTTCAATAGCTCTATTATTAATAGAAACTGAAAGTGTATTATTTAAATCTAATATAACTCTTCCTAAACCTCTTAATATTCCTGTTGATGGTCCATTTGCAGTTTGTATATCTAATGGATTTGTTTTTAATTCTACTGGAAACTTATAACCTATTTCAACAAACTGAGGCTCTGTCGTTATACTTGATATATCTATTTGATTATTTGCTACTACAAACTGTCCAATATAATGTGTTCCAGCAACACCAACAATTACATCAACAACAGCATTATTATCAAAATGACCAGAAGTAACAGGAATAATACCATTTAGAGTATTAGCTAATGCTTTTCTTTCTGCATGATCTAAATTAAAATCATTATTTATTTCCATTAAACAAAGTTTTTTTGTACCACTACCTTTATCATATTTACCTATTACAAAAACTTTTTCATCTATTGTACAAACAGAATGAAATTCAGCTTCTGTTTCTACAAAAACATTTTGATTATTAACTGGTGTATTTTTAAATCCTTTAGTAGTAAACTGTGTCCAACCAGCACGTTTTTCTGATCTATTAGAATTAAATACAGCCATAGTTCCATCACTATTTACCATAAAAATATAAGATTCTGGTCTTTCTATTGCAGCTTGCAATGATGTCATTTGTACTGGTGTAATTACTAAATGAGAAGATATAAGTGACACTGCATTTGCAACATATGCAGATTCTGTATCAGAAAAGATAAACTCTCGAACAACACTACCTGATCTTTGAACATATAGAGTAGCACCATCAAAAACAAATGGTTTTACATCTGATACCCCATAAGGAGTTTGTCTGCGAACCATTGCATTTTGTGGGGTAACTGGTGTATTTTCAAATGCTGGTACAATAAACTCTGATGTTACTGTAAACACTTGTAGATCACGATTTGATACTAAATGCTTTATTTGATCTAATTCACCAACACTAGATGATAATTGTATTGATTCATTATCTAATGCAGTTCCAATATTAAAATTAAAAAACTCACCAGATTGAGAAGCCCAAATACCGTCTGGTTGTGCTAATGTACCACCAAACCATAATCGACCCTCGTGAAAACAAATGGCTGCTGGAAACCCACGAATAGCAGAATATGATTGTTCTTCCCAATCTGTTGTAGGTGCAGTCGTTGTTAAACGAGGCGCACCTCCACCATCAACAGAAGCATTAGCAGCTGCACCAGCAGTTACTGTAAAGGTATTATCATCAATAACTGATGTTACATTTCTTGCTCCATTTAAATTAGTATTGGATATTCCAGCTACTGTATCTGTTTCAGATATTGTTACACTATCACCAACAGAAAGATTATGAAGTGGCATTGTAATTTCTATTGTTGTACTATCTTTTATTGTTCTTATTGCATTAATAGCAAGTTTTGCAAAAAGACTATCAGCTATATTACCAGTTGCATGAGAACCAGAAGTAACAGAAGTTATATCTATTTCTCTTTTTCTATATCTTAATGTAAGTCCAACGTGCAAAGAATTAGCATATCCACCACCATTTGTTGATCCATCATCAAAATAAGTTACTGGTCTAAAATTTGTTGTATCTGAATTAGGTGCTGTATTTGATGGATTAATATTAGCAATCACTTCATAAACTTGGTTACTATGTGTTACATGATCTCCTATATCGTATCCAGTTCCACTACTCCAAGCTCCTCTATCAGTACCTGGTGGTTTTACAATTAAAGTAATACCACTTCCAGAAGTAGCACTTGGAGTAAGAGTAAAACCAGCTTGATGAAAATGATAATAAGGTTGATAAGTTTCTTTTGCATCACCTTTTAAATCAAAAGTAAATGGTGAAACTTGAAAAGTAAGAAGAGATGTTCGTACTATTTTTAATGTATTAAAACCATTATGTGCAAGAAAAAGAACATCACCAGATTGTGCATAAGTAATCTGTTTTAATCTTGCTTCTGTTATTCTTGTATTTAAAGAAGCACCAGTAGTATCAGAAGTAAGAGTAGTTGACGATAAATTTGAAACAGCATTTGCTTGAACATTTCCAGAAGCATCAAAACCAACAATAAAAAACTCTATTTTACCAGCAGATAAAGCGATAATATATCGTTCATCATCACTAAATATAAAAGGAATTAGCCTTACTTGTTGCTCAACAGAATCATTTACTGTTGTTCCAAAGTTATGAATCCATTTTGTGCCAGATCGTTTAATAACACCACCTTCAGCACGAATTAAAAAGTTTGTAAGTTTTTGTGCAGAATTATTATAAACCTGAGTATCAGTTCTACCAATTAATGATGGACTAATTTCCCCAAATTGAAAATTAGTAAAAGGTATTCTTACAACTTGCATTAGCTTCTTCTCGCAGTTAAGAACCTACTTGTTTCAAGTTTACGTGTAGTTTGTTGTTGTGAATCTAATGATCTTGCTTTTGCCATTGCAGATTCAGCACGTTCTGTCATTAAACCAGCTAAACTTGCATCTCTTGCAATAGATGTTGCAAAGATTATAGCTAAAGAAAACTCAACAGCTAACGTAAAATAAGAGGGAAAATTAACTTCACTTGCTCTAAAGCTATAATCTACTATTACTATATCTGTTTCTGTTGTATCTGCATATAATTTATCACCATAAACTTGATACTCTATTAGATTTCCATTTACTGTTGCACCATGAAGCATAATCATATCTGAAGGTAGTTGATAAGCATAATCATATCTTCCAACTGGTGCATCTGTAAGTCTATTTATTTCTTTTTGATTTGTTGCAAATCTCCATCTGGAGTTTACTAATGCTGATTGAACAACATCTTCATACATATTTACAGCTACTGTAGCTTCAGTTGTACCATCATCAAAAGATGAAATAGGCTCCGCACCAATAAGTATTAATGCCCTACTGCATATATCTAAAGGTGTGCTTGCTGTGCTACTTGTTAGAGCCATACATAGTTATGGGGGAGCATAACTCCCCCATCTCCTTTTTAGTCACCATCTGTTTCTACAATAACTGTGCCATCTGACACATCTACTACAGAACCAGTGTTTGATAGAACATTAACATGATGAGTTGTTGGTGTGTTAGTATCTTTTACGATAATAACATCACGAACTTTAAGCATATTAGCTGCACTATTAAAATAACCAGAATTATTTACTGTACCTATTGCGTCTGTAGTTGTGTAAACCCAAATGTTTCCATTTGAATCTCCACCCATTCTACAAAGTCCACTTGCTGCATAAGCCATAAAATTACCTCCTAAGTATTATTATCTAAGACTTCATAAACACCATTGTCATCAATAACAACAGCACCCATTGACATCATAGAGTTAGTTAAATGTGCAGCCCTTTCAGCAATATAATTTACTTCAGTTGAAACATCTGCACCAATACCAAGTCCTACTGCTGAAGTATGGTATGCCATATTCTTACCAGCAGTAATTGCTGATGTTGAAAAGATTTGAAAACCTAAAAAGCTTTTCATAGTCATTCCACCAGCAAAAGGTAAATTCTGTTCACCAACAAAATCTGAACTTGCAAACTCATTTATAAGAAATAAATCTGCAAAACCTTTTGGATGCATAGCTAAATATCTTCCACCATCTTCTGGAATATTAGCAGTTCCCATTGTTTCAAATAAAGTTAATAAATCAGCTTTTTCTACTGCACCATTAGTATCATGAATCTGTGTGCTATTAGCACCAGCATCCATAGCAGTGTACAGTATTTCATCTGTTTTACGACCAAGAGCAGCAGCTGCACTTTTAGCAACAGCTTGTCTTTCGTCTATATTTATTTTTAACTCATCCAACTTATCAATGTACTCTGGAGCATAAAAATCTTCCATAGTAGCTTCAACATTTGTATGAGCTAGTTCCATTGGAGTTACTAAACCATTTCTTGATTTTGTGTTAGCACTTCCAGTTCCTATTTTCTGAAAGCGAACAACACTTCCAGCAACATTGCCTACAGTTCTAACTGTGTTTCTTAGCTTTGATCCCATTCTTTGATATGCTAAGTGAACGTCAGATTCAAACTGTTTGATAAAGGCTTGATCTATTGTATTAGCCATTACGACCTCGTTTGTTAAAGTTTCACCAACGTCATTGATTATCTGCTTTAACTACGTCAATGCAATTATCCATACAGGGTTGCTAGTGCATTGCAGGTCTTGACAATTTCTATATAAACTAAATTTTTAAATGATTGCAACGAAAAAATTTATAAAATAAACTATTTTCAATAACATACTTTTTATTTTCTAGTTCGAAACCACACCATTTTAACCAATTTATTGTGTCTGTATGATGTTTTGGCACATAATTATATATCTTTTTGTAGTCACCTTGTAATAATTTTATCACACCATGACAACCTCTTAGGAATGATATTCTATATTTATCAATACCATGTGTACCAAGCATCCAAACAGAACCACAATTTTCTTCAAATCTTGAATCACAAACACCCAACATAGCAATAGGTATACGTTCAACTGTTATTGTATAGGTTATAGCTTCTTTATCATATATTGCAGATTGAAATACTTCTCTTGGATCAATTTTATGAATCCTACATTCTTCAATATCATTTTCTCTCAAGTATGGATAGATTAAGTCTATATCACTAGAACAAGCAAATCTTAATCTAAGTTTTCCAGAAGAACTAAGTTCCATTGGGATACAATCTTCTGTATCCTTCATCTACCATTTTGACAAAATCTTTATCTCTCGCAACTGGATCATGATATCTAGGGTCTTTTTGAAGCTCTCTTAATGATTCCATTGTAATCTTATTTGCTGGCTCTGACTGAACATTTGGTCTATCTTTCATTTGTTCCATAAAATGTTCAAGAACCATTATACCATCAGCAGTTTCTGTGATTGTTTCTATTGATTGTCTTAATGTATCTGGAAAGAATTTATTAGACCAAAGCTCTACTGCTTGTACTCTTTCTTCTCCATTATCTCCAAGTCTTTTCATTTCAGTTTCTGGATCAGGTATATTAGCATTAATACGTTCAATATATTTTTCTATACCAGTGCTAAATTCTTCTTGTGATGAACCATTTTCAAAAGAATAATCAGCCCACCACTTTAATAATGGATCGTCTGCAGACATAGATTGATCTATATTTTCTGGCAAAATATAGTCACCAACCTTTTCTGGTCTATCTTTATAAGCTTCTACACGAAGTTCTTCTTCCCATTGTTTTTTTAAATCTTCTTCTTTTTGACCAATCTTTTTTTCAAGATTACTATATGCTTCAGCTAAATCTTTTTCTGATTTAAATTTTTCTGGCAACCATTCTGGTCTGTCAGTTATGTCAGTTGTGTCACCTGTGTCAGCACTTTCTTGTGCTTGAGTATAAGATTCTAAGGTTGTTTCACGTGAAACATCTTCAGTTGTTTGATTTTCTTCAGCCATTTGTTTTTATCCTCTTTGAGTGTTTGATTCTGTTTTCAACGATTGCAACAATATATCTTTGACCTTCATGATGCAAAAGTTGGTTAGGTTCAATAATTGGTCCATTAACACTTTCAATAGTTATTGACCTTAAATAATTCAATACCTCTTTTCCAGCAGGGGTATCAAATACTGCACTTACATTTTTACTTATTATTTCATCTGATTCTTTTGTTCTTTGTATCCCATCAATACCAACATAACTATTGCGTTGCAACTTCTTCTCCTTGCTGTTGTGCTTGTTGCATCTGTGCTTGTTGCATCATTTGTGCTTGTTGCATAATCTGTGTTATCTGTTGTCTTTCATTAGCATCTCTTATCAAGCTATCTGGTACACCATATTTTTTAGCAAGATAGGTTGCAACTTCTTCACCACTAACAAGTAAATTCATTATTTCTGGACCAAATCCTTGTTGTACAACTTGTAACCATTGTGTTGTAGAACTTATATCTTGTCTTGATTGTGCCTGACTTAATGGAGATGATGACCTTACTTTAACTTGTCTGCCATTTACTGTTGGTATTTCTATTCTTCCTTGCTTTCTAAGAATATGAACTACTCTTTGTAAAACTGGTTGTACCATTTCTGACTGCAATCTACCAAATGCAGAACCAATTTGCCTTGATAAATCAGCCATACGTTCTGCTATCTCTGTTGCAGTAGCTGGAGTTTTATTTGGATCACCTAGCATTTCATTATACAAAGCTTTCTTAATATTCATTCTCATTTCTGAAAATATAAATTGACTTACATCAAAGTTGCCAGCAGCCCTTATTGGTTGCAAGCCAGCTGAGTTTGGTGCTTTTGGTATTACTGTACCAGGTACTAAACTAATTGTATCTGGATTAACTATACCATCATCATCTAGTTGATAGATACCAGATATAGCCATTTGTGCATTTTCTAACACAAGTTGCATTGTTAAGTTTGTAGTTTTTACAGCTGAAAGTGCATTCATTAGTGGTCCTCGACCATAAACTTCACCACTACATTTAGACCAACGAAAACAAATATAGGGATTTGAACCAACACCATCAAAAGAATTACTTCTAATAAGTGTTTTACTTTCACAATCTACAACATAATCAAAATGTGCATCTTGATTTAATTTAGAATAATCCTTGCAAACAACCTCCAATATCTTTGTTTTTGCATCTGGAGTCTGTTGCATCTTATCCATTAACTGTTTAGAGAAATTACCATTAGGATACAGTAAAGGAATATGAGAATAACGAACATTTCTCTCTCGGTAAACATGATCTATTTTATCATCAGGACCAGTATCTAATACTACATGAGGTAAAGGTATTGCTGAAAACACAATCGGTTGTACTGCATCACCTTCAGTTACATGAAGAACACCAGTGCCTACTGCCAAATCCATAAATGACTCATGAACTTCCTGACCGAAGTTTGAGTTTTGTAATATTTCAAAAACATATTCTGTTACCTCATCTAAATCATTATTGACTGCTTCACGTTGATCTTTAGGTACTTCAGAACCAGCAATAAAATCAGCCCATCTTGCAAAGTTTGGAACTAAACCTTGTTGTAATCTTGATGCAAACTCTTGAACACCTACAACTGCTGTTTCATCAAATATCTTTTCATCTCTTCTTTGTCCTATCGCTTCTGTATAAAAAG